TATCATTCAATTCATCCAAATCTGGATTGGTCAAATAAGGGAGAAATGCATTGATAACCGCAATCAAATTCTGGCGGGAGTACGTCACTTCTTTCTTATTGATGTATATCTGAATATTGATATTTTCGTCATTCACCTTCATGCTACCATAAAATATTCAAGGTTAGTAGTTTTAACTGGTTTTTTAGCTACACTCTTCGCAGCCTTTGCATCCTCAAAGTTTTTGATGAAATTATACATATTTGCTTTTTGGTCAGTATTCATTGTCTCTTGATTATATCCTTTATCACTGTCATTTGCAGACACTTCTACATTTTCCAATAAAGACGGAGAGCTTTGCATAGTTTTATATTTTATGTAAAGTTGTTTTTTCTCTTTTTGTATCCGTCTAATAAAAGCATAATAGATAATTTGAGTAAAATATGCAAATGGATTGGATGATTTTTCTGGATTAAAGTTCTTTATGTACTGAATACAATTTTCAATACCATCTGAAATCATATCATCCTTAAAAGCATAATTTATAAAATTAGGTCTAAAAGAAAGTCGTTGTGCTATCTTCATGAAACATTCACCAATATATTCTGAAATCATAGGTGGAAGTTCATCTTTGGCTTTAGCTTCATCAAATCCAGCCTTGTATATTATCATTTCTTTCAAAAACTTTTCATTATCTACATAATGTATTGGTTTTACTTTTGCTCTTTTTGCCAAGTTACCCTCCTTAAAAGTTGTTATTTCATATATTATACCACAATAACTGGCTCTTGTCAACCACTTGACAAAGCTCTTGACAGGTGGTATAATACTGGTGTAGGGGTTAAATGAATCATTTCTTATTAAGTCTTTAGCTGTACGAAATATTCCGCTATATCAAACTTCTCTTCTTTATATATTTTCTTTCGTTCTTCAAAATGGTCTAATGTGTAATTGAAACTACTGCCATAAGACAAATCATCAGCAATATCGTACAATGTCGCTATATCTTTATTTTCGGATTTTCGGAGAGCACGTCCTATTGATTGCAAGTTTCTTATACGAGACTTAGAAGGACTAGCGAAGACAATGTTATGCAAGTTCCTAATGTTGATGCCAACACTAAATACGCCATAACTAGCAACGATAATGGAATCTCGTTCCGATTCAACGATATGTCTAATCTGTTCTCTTGTATCTGCATCTGTTCCTCCATGAACGAAAAATACGGTTCTATCCTTTGATTCTTCCTTTATCATATCGTAAAGCAACTTTCCATGTTTTTCAACGAAACGAAATAAAAGAAGTGTGTTAGTTTTTAGGTCTAGAACTAAGTTTTTAATAAAAGTATTTCTTGCTTCAGAATTTACCAAATAGTCTAATTCTTCTTGATAACTTATATTTCTAAGATCATGACAGATAGAATCTGGATGTCTTATTAAAATTGATTTGATAGTAAATGGTGATAGATAATTACTATCTATAAGCTTCTTTGTTGAGGTGACCTTGTAGACCTTCCCAAACAGCCCTTCTAGCACCAATTTATGTGTTAGTGTTCCATCTAATGTTCCAGTTGTTCCTATACGATATTTTGCATTAATACATTTGGTCATTATAGATGTGAGAGATTTTGACTTAAAACCATGAGCTTCATCTCCAATCACAAGTTCATATTGTTCAAAGTATTTTTGTTGCATCTTATAAATTGATTGCCATGTTGATATTATGATAGGCAATTCAGAACCTTTATCTCTTCCAGCAAAAACCGTATGACAGTTATTCGCTACATCAAATCCATATTCTCTAAAATCGTTATACATTTGAGAAACAAGAGAGGTAGTAGGCACCAAGATAAGAGTTTTCAAATTCAAATATCTTAGTATTATATAGATAATCAAAGATTTGCCGGAAGCAGTTGGTGAAAGTAAAAGTGTTTTGTGGTGGGACAGTGCATGGTTGGCCGCAATCATCTGATAATCTCTAGGGATTACTGGAAGCTTTAAAGAATCTATAAAATCTTTCTTAATCTTTATTTTTTCATTATTAAAATCTGAATCAAACTTAACTTTNTAGTCTCTGGTATANAGAAATTTACAAAGATGTTCAAACAATCCTCCATAAAGAAGACGATTACGAACATTAAACAGTCTTATCTTGCCGTCCCACATTCTATTACGATATGATGGCATAAATGTGTAGCCAGGAACCATGAAAGTAAAATGGTCACAAATCTCTTGAGCAGTTGAAGCTTCAGAATCTATCTGAATATAGACTTCATTTTTTTTAGATATGTTAATTATTTCCATTTGTAAATTTCAACCAATCCAAAGCATTCTTAATTTGGAATCCCCGATTGTTTATCATTCTAATAACAGAGTCCAGATAGCCTACCTTTTCTTGTAAAACTACTAGGTGTTGTTTGAGTTTGATTATATCATCATCTGATTCAATATAGTTAGATATTTCGTTCTTGAGAAGTCTTCCCAAATATTGCTCCCAGCCACGCCGTTCAAGTTCTTCTTGAGACATTTTACCAGAATAATANTCAGTCTTAGCCCGAACCATTTTAGATAGTTCAAACTCAAAACCTTTCAGTCTGATTCGTTCATCAGTAAAAATTTTAAGATATTTGTCGTGAATTCGGGGGATACTAATAGATTCAGTGCCCAGTTCTGTATAATTAATTTCACTATCTTTATGCCAAAGTTCTTGAATATCTTCAAGTTTCAAATCACCTCCTTAAATAATAATTAAACTGGTTCTTTCACATTAGTTGTTGAGTAGGTTTTTAACTGTATAAACATCATAACGAAAAGAAACATCTGCAGTAACATAATCTATGTCTGTTCCACCACTATCAAATGCAATTGAAGAAAGATTTGTGGGGAAACATTCTCTGAATACAAAATTTAACTGAGGATTCATATTACTGGTCAATACAGTTAAAGTTGCATCAGTAGTCAACTCTGAGGCTTCCGATAATTTTTTATATTTTGCCTGACCTTCTGGTGTTGGAAATCCAAGCCCGATAATCCAATCATAAATTGATAGCCAATTTTTCATATTTTCATCTACTATGAATTTTATTGACAATTCTTCAAAAGCAACTTCATCTCCAGCAATGTCTATGGCTTTTAAAGGCGTAGGAACACTAATAGAACTTATAGAAATTCCAGGCAAAGTAGCAGATTGACAAAAGTAGTTTACTTCTGGAAAATTATTAAGTGTAAATTTAAACCCAATAGGGCTCAAAAAACTAGTATTAATTGGTTGATTTTGTAATGCAGACATATTTGGAGTATCCTTTCTGTAATATTTAGTCAGGACAAAAAAAGGGTGACTACAATTAAGTAATCACCCTTCACGGTCTTTAGGGGTAGCGACTCCTAAAGTATTAACTTACATCAGATTGTCAACTCTGACCATTCTGTAGTAATAGTTACCATTGGCATCAATTGTTCCGTCGCCGTCAGAGTGTCCAAATGGATTGGATACGATTCCGTAACGTGTTTTGAAACCAATTTTTGGTTGAAAGGAACTTTCGCCAACCGCACGAACCATTTGCAATGGAACGTAAGGACAGTAGAAAATACCTGCATCATAAGCAGATGAACCTTTGTAACCTACACAGAAGAAGTTAGTTGCTGATGCACTAAAATATGGATCAACATAAACTTTGTAACGTCCGTTGAGTGTTCCAACGAATGTGTTACCTGTGTCATCAATTCCAGATCCGTCTAACATTCCGCCCATAGCTAGAGCAGAAGCAACGTCTGAGGATGTGATGATGATGTTACCTTTACCGCGACGTGTTGACTTTGCGATTGCATTTGCATCACGTTCTACTTGGAACATCAGGCCTTTGAATTTCTCAACAGACCAACGTCCGTTTGAGTCAACATCAAGGTCAAACACACCAGCTGTTGATGTATTGTGTTGTGCTCCGTGCTCTGCGCCAAAATAAATGGTACGGATAACTTCGCGGTTAATCTCTGCCAAAATCTCTTGTGAGAGAATGTTAGCAAGTTCTGTTTCAGCATCCAAACCGTGAACGGCTTTAAGATCCTGTGCCAATTCCATTGAGTACTCACCTTTGAGTGCTCGTGTCTTAGCTGTAACAGTTACACGGTCAATTGAGAATGACATTTGCTGGAAATCTTCAGCAGCTGTACCGGCACTTCCAGTAAGACCGAAAGTTTCAGCAGTTGCCGTTGAATTACCTACTCCCAATACTGCGGAATATGTTCCACCTTGAGCTGCTGCTGTTGCTGCTGCTCCAGAACTAACCATATCATCACCACCGTCACC